CTCACCTATCATGGGTGAACAGGACATGGGCGGCAAGAAGGTAAAGCTAGAGGTTGTGTCAGGTGGCACATACAAACTGGAAGTACCTGACGGTGACACATACTACGCAGAGAGTGTACGTATTCGTCCATTCCTGCAACGGTTCATGCATAAGAAGTTTGTCAAAGGTACAGACCACACACCTAATCGTTATATCAAAACTATTATGGTCAATGACCTTAACAGTGACATGAAAGATAACGATGGCGGTTTCAACTGCGGCAAACCTGCAGGGTTCATCAAGGATTGGGCAGCATTGCCAGATAGCATGAAGGACTTGATCCGTTCTATCAAACGTGTTCGTGCCTTGTTTGGTACAGTGGAACTGGTGAATGCTACAGACGCAGCAGGTAACTCTGTTGACGTAGAGCCTACCCCATTCGTGTGGGAGATTGACAACCGTGATGCCTTCAAGATTGTGGGTAAGGTGTTTGCTGATCTTAGTAAGATGCGTAGGCTACCACCACAACACAGTGTCACACTAACGTCTAGTGAAGTGCCTTTACCCAACGGTAATAGCTTCTATATTCCCGTTACGGAATTGGACTTGAACACTACACTAGACATGGACAACGATGCACAGGAAGTGTTTGGTAACTTCGTTGCATGGATTGAGAACTACAATACGTATATTCTCAACTCGTGGAATGAGAATGTGCACAAGAACGAAGAGGTGGATACCGACACAGTAGAAGCCTTTGTGGACATTAGTGAAGAGGACTTCGTATAATGAACCACCCTGCTGAACTGGCGATCAATCAGTATCTTGAGGATGCTACATCTGGTAAATCAACAATGTCCGAAGAGACAGTAAAACAGATTGGTAAAGATGTAATGGATGCTGTAAAACGCCAGTTTGGTGGGGGCAATAGGCGTGATGAGTTTCGTCTACGTATGTCAAACATAGGTAGGCCAACTTGTCAGCTTTGGTTTGAGAAGAATAAACCAGAGAAGGCGTTGCCCAAACCAACAACATTCGTTATGAACATGCTGCTAGGCGACATCGTAGAGGCTGCGTTCAAGGGTATCATCACAGAAGCAGGAGTACAGTACGAGGATGAGGACAACTACGTAGAGCTAGAGCTAGACAAGACCACAGTAAAGGGATCATACGATCTTGTGATTGACGGTGCTGTTGATGATGTTAAGTCTGCTAGTGATTGGTCATATCGAAACAAGTTCGAGTCCTACCAAACGTTAAAAGCCAGTGACCCTTTTGGTTACGTAGGTCAACTGGCTGGATATGCTAAAGCATCTGGTAAGAAAGCAGGTGGTTGGTGGGTAGTAAACAAGGCCAATGGTAATATAAAATATATTGCTGCTGATGGTCTTGACATGGACGAAGAACTTACTAAATTAAATGATACGGTGGCTACCGTAGAGAGTAACGAGTTTGAAAGGTGCTTTGACCCTGTACCCGAAACGTTTAGGGGCAAGGCAACTGGCAATCGAGTGTTGAATAGTAACTGTAAGTTTTGTGACTACAGATTTGAATGTTACCCAACACTAAAGGAATTACCCTCTAAGGTGTCACAGGCTAAGACAAAGCCTATTGTAGCATACGTAGATTGAAAGGAGTAACAATGCTAGGTGATGATGAAATAAAAGAAATGCAGGAGCAGATCGAAGCTATGGAAAATGAAGTACGTGTCCGTAAGAAAGCATTACATGAAGCTAAATATGCAGGACTACGAGCAGCAATGCAGACACGTAAGGATGCAGACGCAGCTATCAGAGAGGAACTAAAGTCTCTTGGGTATACGTCAGCAACTACGTTTCCTACACTTGATTGGTTCAGGTTCTAATGAACGGCAAGCAATTTGCTGCTGCTTTAAAGTATGGGTATAGGAGTGGGCTTGAGATAAAAGTCAAAGACTATTTGGTAGAGCATGGCGTGAAAGTTAAGTACGAAGCCATCAAGATTGAATGGGAAGACCTCATGTACCGCACCTATACACCCGACTTTGTATTACCTAATGGGATCATAATAGAAACTAAGGGCAGGTTTACATCAGATGACAGACGTAAACATGCAGCTATTAAGAAACAGCATCCAAAGCTAGACATTAGGTTTGTGTTTGAGAGTAGTAGACGTAAGCTGAGTAAGGGTGCTAAGACTACCTACGGTCAGTGGTGTGAGAGAAACAAGATTCCGTTTTACGACAGGATCATCCCAGAAGAATGGCTTAATGAGAAGGGCAAGGATATGCATCCTGACTTGATACATTTCCCATATAAAAAAGTGAAGAGGAATTAAATGTGGCAGATGAGAAAATACTACTTGACTTCGATCCTAATGATTTCATTATACGTATCAGTCCATTTCTAGATGAGAAAGGTAAGTGGACAGGGGAGTTGTTGGTTGGCAGTACAGCCACAGATGAAAACTCTCTGGATGATGATGACTACATAAACTTAATGCGGTTATTGCATATGGTATGTGCATCTGTACCTGCAATGGAAAGTGATGAGAATGTACGAGAGACACTTTACAAGTATGCAGAAGATGTGTTAAAAGAAGAGCAAGAAAAAGTACCAAAGATAGTACATAAAGACAATAGTAATGTAATTGAACTTAGCTTTAAATAAGGAGACACGTATGGCAACTAAAGTAGAACCTAAACTTACATCAGATGATGTTGATATGGTAAACTCACCTGATCACTACAACTACGCAGGTATCGAATGCATTGATGCTATTCGTGCAGCAACAGGAGAGGAAGGTTATCAGTACTACCTACAAGGTAACATTATGAAGTACCTGTGGAGATACAGATATAAGAATGGTGTAGAGGACTTGCAGAAAGCACAGTGGTATCTAAACCAATTGATTGTAGAAGAGTCTGGTGATGGTGGTTAAGGTATATCTTACACTGGAGCTAGACGAGGATGAGTATCCTATTCCTGTAGATGGTTTTATTGATGAAGAAATCAAGGAAGCACTACAGGAATTTATCTACGATGTAGATGGAATGAGTATAAAAACAATTAAAGTATTAGGAGAATAATTATGACACAAAACTACCTATCCACTGATTATCAATCCTTCATACACAAGTCACGTTATGCACGATGGCTTGACGAAGAAGGGCGAAGAGAGAGTTGGTCTGAGACTGTATCACGGTACATGACTAATGTAGTTAAACCCAACATAGATGATTTTACGGCAAAGGATATTGAGGAAAGTATACTTGATCTGCAAGTGATGCCATCTATGCGGTCTATGATGACTGCAGGGCCAGCAGCAGACAGAGACAACACCTGCATGTACAACTGCAGCTACCTACCCATAGATGATCCGAAAGCCTTTGATGAGGCTATGTTCATCCTCTTGTGTGGCACTGGTGTCGGGTTCAGTGTTGAACGTCAGTTCATCAGTAAGCTGCCCGAAGTCCCTGAGTTGTTCGACAGTGATACCACAGTCGTTGTTAAGGATAGTAAAGAAGGTTGGGCTAAATCTCTCAGACAAGTGATGGCTCTTCTTTGGGCAGGTGAGATACCGCAATGGGATGTTTCACGTGTACGTCCTGCAGGGGCTAGGCTGAAAACATTTGGTGGTAGGGCAAGTGGACCTGCACCTCTGGTGGATTTGTTTAACTTCGTGGTACGGATATTCAAAGATGCACAAGGACGTAGGCTATCTAGCATTGAGTGTCACGACATCATGTGCAAGATCGGTGAAGTAGTTGTAGTTGGTGGTGTACGTAGGTCAGCTATGATCTCTCTGTCCAACCTGAGTGATGATCGTATGCGTCATGCTAAGTCAGGACAGTGGTGGGAGAATGAACCACAACGAGCATTGGCTAACAACAGTGTTAGTTATACAGAGAAACCAGATGCGGTATCCTTCATGCGTGAGTGGATGTCATTAGTAGAAAGTGGGAGTGGTGAACGTGGTATTTTCAATCGTGAAGCAAGTAAGAAACAAGCTGCAAAGTTTGGCAGACGTGATCCTGAATGGGACTTTGGAACTAATCCGTGCAGTGAGATTATCTTACGTCCGAATCAGTTCTGCAACCTTACGGAAGTTGTGGTACGAGCCACAGACTCGTTGGAAGAACTGGCTAGAAAGGTCAGACTCGCCACAATACTTGGGACGATCCAAAGCACGTACACAAAGTTCCCATATCTGCGAAAGATGTGGCAACGTAATACAGAAGAAGAACGACTGCTCGGTGTGTCTCTCACAGGGATAATGGACAACCCATTGATGACTACAAAAAACAAAGGATTGGATAAAACCCTTGAACATCTACGTGGGATTGCTGTATCTACTAATGCTGAATGGGCTGACCGTCTTGGTATACCTGTTGCTACTGCTATTAGTTGCGTCAAGCCGTCAGGAACAGTCTCGCAACTGGTGGATAGTGCCTCTGGCATACACCCTCGCCATAGTCCCTATTATATCCGTACTGTGCGTGGTGATAATAAAGACCCTTTGACACAGTTTATGAAGGATCAGGGCATACCCAATGAGCCTGACGTTATGAAGCCTGATGCCACTACAGTGTTCAGCTTCCCTGTCAAGTCACCGAACAAAGCTATTGTAACATCTGACCTGTCAGCAATCAGTCAGCTAGAGACATGGCTTATGTACCAACGTCACTGGTGTGAACACAAGCCAAGCATTACTTGTAATGTACGTAAGGATGAATGGTTTGAGGTAGGTGCATTTGTGTACAAACATTTTGATGAGATGTCAGGTGTGTCATTTTTGCCATACAATGAACATACTTATCAGCAAGCACCCTATCAAGAGGTTGGCAAGCAGGACTATAACATGCTACTATCTGTTATGCCTGATGAAATTGATTGGGCTGGGCTGTCTGAGTACGAGAAAGACGATAACACTGCGGCAATGCAAACTATGGCTTGCTCTGGTGACGTGTGTGAAATAGTAGACTTAACATGATAATTTCCCCACCTTACGGGGTGGGGGAAACTAACAATAAAAAGGAGAAAGATAATGATAAAACGTCAATTCAGTAAAGCACTATATGATGCATACGATGCACCTGCAAAGACAACCCTCGTACAATATCTGCAAAGTGTAGGTCACGAGATTACAAACACAGTAGAGAACTACAACGTAGATGTTGTATCAACTAAGAAAGATTATACATACTTTAATGAAGCAGAAGTAAAGGTTGCATGGTCAGGTGATTGGCCCACTCATTGGGCAGAGATACGTATACCAGAACGTAAGGGACGTTTGATTGAGAAGTACGAGGGTGAGAATGGGGTGCTTAACTTCTACGTGTTTCGTAAAGACCTAAAGCAAGTGTGGCGTATCAAAGATACTAGCCTGACTAAAGATAGATTACGTGAAGCATATGGACGTAACATTGTGAAGGGTGAGAAGTTCTATCACATCCCATACACAGAGGCTGAATTAATTAACGTAGCATAAGGAGATTTACTATGCCAAAGAAACTTAACAGAAAAGAACGTGGCTTGGGTAAGTATGATGCACCATTACGTGTGCAGTTTCAGATGGGCTATAGTGCCTTTAAGAGTGGACACAAGTTGTCTAGCCCATTCAGCATCCATACGATGCAACATCGTGAGTGGGAACGTGGGTTTAATAAAGCCTACTACGATCAACTAAAAAGGATTAAGGAGTATGAACGAACTACGGGCAGAGGCAGAACAGTTTCTAAAGGAGAAGTACAGCATGTCTGACTTTAATTCGTATCAAAGGAATGCATCAAGTACAGCTATCTATCCTGATCAGCACAAAATAATATACCCTGCACTTGGGTTGGCAGGGGAAGCAGGTGAGGTAGCTAACAAAGTTAAGAAGCTCATACGTGACGGTCCAGATAAACGTCCTGATGATTGGCGAGAACAGATTGCCAGTGAGATAGGGGATGTACTATGGTACTGTGCAGCACTTGCCACTGACCTCAACCTCACACTAGGTATGATAGCAGGTCAGAACCAAGCCAAGTTAAGTGCCAGAAAGAATGCAGGTACTATTGGTGGAAGTGGAGACAAACGATAGACAAAAAAATGGGGGCTTAATTGCCCCCTTATTTATTTAAATGTAACTATGTTTCTACTAATCTTTTGTAACTCTTTAGCTAGTATAGTCAGAGTTTCTAAGTCTTTTGCTACCGTTATATCGGGTTCTTTACCTGCAGGTTTGTCTGCTGTATCCATTTCCACAAACTTAATGTAGGCCTCACTCCTAAACTTCTTAGGTACTTTACTATAATTAGAACTAGCTAAAGAATACCTATCGGCTACGGCAGGAGAAACAGACCTTAAATAACTTTTAAAGTTGCTGAGAGAGCTTTCAAATAAATTTCTACTGCTACGTAATACGTATTGTTCTTCTGTTATTTTTTCCCGTACAGCAGCAGGTTGTGAGTAGTATTTATTTCTTAGTTTATCTTGCCTATACCTTAACAGTTCTACCATACGAGGAATAAACTTTGAAATTTTTTCGTTCTCATACATTTTTACTGCGTCTATATCTGAGTTACTACCAATCTTCCATTTAGGAATGCCAAGACTAGTCACAAACTCTGCGTCTTCTGTGTCTTGATCCTTTAAACTAATACCCAACAAAGTTTTCCAACTAGCATCAGGTCTAATTGCGTCTTGGGGAAACACTGTTACTTTAGTTTGCATACCACGTTCTTCTGCTGCTGATCTGCCAATACCTGTACGTGTAAACCCACGTGATATTTCACGCATAAATGCTTCTTGTGGGGTTTTTGCTGCAGGTTGAGGGTCTTGTAAATATACGTTAGGTCTATAGGTACTTGTACCCTCTAGGTCTGTTGGCACACCACGTTGAAAGGCAGGTAACTGTGAAAAGAAGTTAAAGTATCCTGACAAGTAACCACTCAGAGCTTCACCTGCAATTTCTGCACCCTTAGTACCTGCAGATACATCCAAACCATCTACTATAGATGCTACTTCTTCAATAATTATATTGCCTGTACCTGTCCTAAAGGCACTACCTAAAAATGTTTCAGAAGCATCCTTCCAATCAAACCACATATCAAATGTGCCTTCTTTCATACGTGCTAGTGCTTCTCCTATCCACAAAAATTGTCGCATTGGAAACTGTGTTGTAGTGTCACTGTCTTTACCTAGAATACGTACATCTTCATACCTTTCGGGAGCATTTTCACTACTACGATATAAATAAGCTGCACCTATAACTGCCAAACCTACCATGTTTCTCTGTACAGCACGATGTTGTTTAGGGGTCAGTGGTTCTTTTGATAAACCTATCAACTTCCGCATTGTTTCAAATCCCCTATTAGGACTAGCTATACCCAATGCAGACTCTGCCATAAACTCCATACTACTAAACATAAACCTTGGAAATTCTACTATAGTAGTTAGGGGTATAGCACCAAATATTTTTTTAGATGTCATAAAGTTAGTCAGAGTAGCAAACATATCATTTTCTGGCTGACTAGCATATGTAACTCGTAATGCTTTGTCCGTAGCATCTGCAACTATGGCAGAAAAAGATCGTGCATTTTTTGGTCTAACCGTTGTGGCATCTTTCATAAGATCGGGTAGCTTACCTTCTTGTATGGCATCTATTAAATCTATACCGTACTCTTGTTTTACAAGTCTTTCTATTTCATTAAGTGCAACAGAATTACGTACAAGATTTTCTTGCCAACGGTTAGCAAAGTTCATCATTTCTACTGTGTCTTCTAGAGGAGATAGTATTTTATCTTTAACACCCCCTTCACCTCTACCTGTAGCCTTTTGTATTTCGTTTAAGTTATCATACATTTTACTGTGCTGACTAGCAAACTGTGGGTTATCTAGTATTAACTTCATGTAGCCTTCTGCTACATCAGGTCTACTGAACGCAAGTCGATATGATCCGAAACTATCTTTCCATGTTTCCCTAGAAAATAAAGTTTTACTAGCTCCAACAATGCCACCAGTAGCATCTTTACCAAGGGTAATAGGAGTATTAAAAGATTTTGTTACCGCATCTATAACATTCATTAGAGATTCTAAACCCATACGAATGCCGCCAGATTCAAGGTTACGCATAGCTGTAGCTACTTGACTAACTAAAGCACCCCTACGTACATTTTCTAAACGTTGCGAAGCATTTGCAATATTTGCTTCTGTCTCTAGTATTTTTTTCTTTCTAGCTTCTGCCATATCTCCAGCAGGTTTAACTCTTTTGAGTTGACTTGCAACATTTAAAACTTTACCAGCTTCACTAAAAGAACCAACACTACCTAAAATAAATTCTTCTAAATTTAAGTTGTATTTATTTAAAGTGTCTATTAATTCTGATGTAGCATCTAAGTCTTTCATTACAGTTGCTTCAAGTATAGCCCGTATAGGGGGTTTACCTTTAACAGAAAATATATCTACTCTACCAGCTTCTTTCATCTTAGCTTTGTAGTCTGCTACAACAGCCGTTAAAGCATCTAGTTTTCTTGGGTTTATAAAGGGAGAAAGTAATCCCTCTTCAACGCCTATAAGTCTGGCTAAAGGGTCTTCTACTATGTCTACATCACCATCATCTACTACAGCTTTAATAGGTTCACGTAAATTTTCAGCAGCAGATTCTTTTGCTAAATCCATGTCTATTACTAGATGACCATTTACTTCTCTGGATATTTTACTGTTACTACGTGCTTCGTATTCTAAAATTAACTCATCTCTAATTTCTTTATTTTCTTCAGCAATTTGTTTTGCAAGTATATTAGCATTGTTCTTGGCTTCACGAGTAGCCATTTCACCACCTGCAACATTATCACGTATTGCTTGCTTTAATACTTTAGCTTTCTTTTTGTTAGCTGCTACACCACTTTTTGCCTGTATTTTAGGTGCTAAATTTCTAACAGACAATAGTGTAGAAACCATTCCAACCGCAGGTAAAGTTTCTGTAAAATCTAAAGACCCCATAGCAGCTTCACCTACTAAATCTGCAATGTCTGCAGGGCTATCTATACCAGAAATACCCCTTAATTCATTTGCTCCTTGCTCTACTATTTTGTATGCGTTATCTTTAAGTAAATCACCAAAAGGTAAAAATTGTGTAACAGTTTCATCTGCTAAATTTTCTAACACACTTTCAAATGTGTCTAGTGCAAATGAACCACCTACGTCTAGTGCAGAAACTAAATGATTAAGAAGTGCAGAACCACCTGAAGTTTTTGCAAAATCAGCTATAAGTTTATCTTCTAGTGAAACGCCACGACTTGGAGTTAGTTTACTTAAACCTCTTTCATCCACTTCAGTTATTGCTTCGGAAACAGTTTTGCCCCACTCTACAACTTCTTCATCACCCATACCAAACCACGGTGTATTTTCTGCACTATAGCTTCTTTCTATAGCTGCACGTGTTCTATCAAAACCAGAACGATAAGAGGGATCAAAGCTATCTTTGCCCTCAGTTTCAGCTATGTATTCTTCCGTTGACCTTGTATCGACATCTGCACTAGGTAGCATAGAAATACCATCTGATGTTACTGTAGTATCTTCTTCTGGAAGCACAGGTTGTTGTGGTGCAGTTGTAGTAGGTTCTGTTGATATAAACGAAGAACCCCACCCAGAAGAAATGCTGGACGTATCTTTACTAATAACATTATTATTTACGGGTATAGGTTTACTAGTATCTTCTTCTTGTACAACATTTGGTTTGTACGAAGAACCCCATCCAGATGCAGCAGTATCCACTAGTTATTTGCTCCTGAGTAAACTTGAAATAACGGAACTTGTGTTTCGCCAAACGAAGGTACTAGTTGATTTACTCCTGTATAAACAAAGAAATTATTACCAACAAAAACAGGAGTACCTCTGTTTACCTGTCCAGCTTTAATTGCTGCCTCTAACTGTTCACCCGTTTCATATCTTTTTATATCAGTAGGTTTTTCTCTTTGTACTTTATACGCATGTGTTCTTAAACCAGCTTCAACACTAGACCTTTCTTGTTTTAATCTAATGTTAACCCAATCATCACCGTGTGTACCAATACTATTTTCCATTTTAACAACACTTTCCATTAAAGCAGAGTAACCTTTACCCTCATTACCCTCAAATGCTATTTCTAGTTTAGTCTCTGCATCAATTCCAAGACCTACATTTTTAGTTGTTAAAGCATGATTTTTAGATATAATAGTTTCAAGTGTACTATGTTCTGTTACAGTAACTTTTGTATCAGGGTTATCTTCTCTTTTTGCTGCAGCCAATTTAGCATGTTGTTTTAGTAGAAACTTTTCTTTTTCTTGTAACAAAGTTAACTGTGATTGTGTTTCTGTTGTCTGTGGACCAAAAAGAAGTTTTGATTGTTTCTTTGCATTAACAGCAAGCTGCATATCTAAAGATACTTCATTGCTATCTGGTTCACCGTATAACGCCTTTACTGCATCTTTATTCCATGAATAATTATTTAAAGTATTTGTTCCCGAAGTGCTATCACCTGCTTCACCCAATACACTGTTTGCTTGTTCTGGAGATTCACTTATAGAAAGTAAACTATTTGGGTCAACACCATTTTGAAAAGCAGTAGTTCCTATAGTTTCGTATAACTTTACACTAGAAGGACCACCCTTCATAGCATGTGAAATTTCATTAGGTTTCCAACCTAATGTAGCAAGAAACTTAGCTTGCTCTTCTGCCAATAGTTTTGCCTCTTCACGTTTAGCTTGCTTTTGTAGTCTAAGCCTAGTAGCAATACTAGTTGCTTCGTCTTGTAGTTTTTCCTGACGTTGACGTTGTTCATTTAAATTAGTCGATAGTTGAGTAGCAAACCCAGCACCAAACCCCTGTAAACTAAATGCCATTACACTCTCCTTGCCATAAGCCCACTAGGTGCAGGTTCTACTGGTGTATCTTCCATTACCTCTGGCTCTTCTTCACGTTCTTCTATGGCTTCTGGTAGCCTTTCACGCATCTTCTTCATTGCTAATGCAATCTTAGTATCACTAATCTTATCATCGTCAATGGGTTTTTCTGTACCCATAGTATACTCTATACCTGCATCTTCTGCAATATAGGCAAGCATCTCAATAATTACAGGCATTGCTAACATACCTACATCAATTGTGTGTAAGCCCTGCATAACCCCACCAGACTGAAGGGTATCAGCCATAGTAGTAAGAGGTATACCTAACTCCATAGTATCTACTAAACCTTCATACATTTCATCAGAGACAAGTCTAGGTATGTACCACTCAAGTGCTTCTTCTACTGAGGCATATTGTGGTGGGTTCTGCCAAGGTCTACTGCCTAGTTCTGCAGTCATACCTTGTCCCGGTATAGGAGCACTAAAAGTATTTTCTACTATATCAACCATTTGTTAATTGCTTTCTTGCTTTACGTAACGACTTCACATAACTACGAATACGATCAATAGGTTCATTCTTTGTTTCTTTAGGATTATTATTACCATTACGAGATAGTAAACCAAAGCTCTTTGTTTGTTCTACAGGAGCTTCATCTTCTTTAATGCCTAAGTTCGTGTATGCCATATATGCTGGGTTAACGTCCATTGTATGTGTCCTTATTAAAATCCTAGTCCTGCAAGACCCTTACCAAGTAGAGTATCACCACCTATTGGTGACGTAAACATAGTGGCAACAAGACTACCCCATGCTGCACTAGACTGATAGTCTTTTTCAGCTTGAGCAATATCTGCTTTAGCATCTATTTCTAGCTTTGCTAAAGTTAAATCCATAAGTCTACCACGTTCATTCTCTGCACTGTTCCATGCGTATTCCATACTGTCTTGATAGTATGACCATAGATCATTATATGCATTGTTAGAAATGTTTAACAGGTTAGTTGCATTAATTTCATTAGCACGATTAATGGCTGCAGTATCTGCTGTTGCTACTTGTCTACGCCACTGTGCATTTTGTTGATCAATCACCAATCTGTTTTGTGCATTGAACTGATCACGTTGGTTCATCATTTCTGCAGCAAACTTTTCCATTACGTTAGCTTCACCTGCATTAAACTGTGAAATAGCATTAGCCTGTGAGGTATTAAACTGTGATGCTTGTGTTTGTAAGTTCGCAAAGAACTGATCAGTTTGGTTCTGGCTAGTTGCATTAAACTGACGTGCAGCATTTTCAGCAGCTTGATCAGTAAACAAAGACTGTACTGTTTGTTGAGCCTTAAACAATTCTGTCTGCTGTTGGTTATTTAAGTTAGCCATATCCATCTGTAGGAAAGACTGTGCATTCATTACAGCAGCTTGTTGCCTATTGTTAAGGTTAGCCATGTCCATGTTGGCTAGTGCTGCAGCCTCAGACATTACAAGTGCCTGTCTATTGCCTAAGTTAGCTAGGTTCATAGTATTTGCTGCACGACTGTTTTCCAAAGCAACCTGTTGCTCTGCAGTAAAGTTCATGTTTGCAATGTCACTAATCTTACTTGCATTCATTACACGTGCTTGAAATGATTGATCAAACTCTTGACCAATAAACTTAGCACGTTGTTCTGCTGCAAGCATAGCACGTTGTTGACGGTTTGACAAGTTCTGTGTT